GTGGTTTTTTAGAAGCCCAACTAAATGTCCAAATAATTTCTTCCAAACAGGTTCTGTAACAAATGGTTCTACAACAGTTATAATTCCAACTGCAGGTATTCAGATAGGTTCAAGATTATATGACGCAGATGAAACTGGGGGATATAAAGAAGTGACAGCAATTGGTTCTGGACAAGTGACAGTAGCTGCTCCTTTTACAGTAACTAATTCATCATATTCATTTAATATATACGCTCCATTGTCAGACCTATCTTGGAGTTATCCTATTAACCCACCTTATTGTAATTGGGGTGGACATAGATATGTAGTTCAGTATGCATCAGATAACATCAAAGGAAATGCTGATACATTAGTTGATCTTAGAAATAACATATTCTATGCTACAACAGGAGATCAATTTATTTATGATGCTTCTAGAACTAAACAAAAACATAGGAACAATATTTACTACACAAAGGGATCATTCTTAAATCCTACATCTTTAGGTGGTACATTAGGAACAGCTGAATTTCAAACAACAACAAATTTATTTGTTGATACATCAGCAGCTCTTGCAGAAAATTGGAATCTTAATCTATCAACAGGAAGTCTTGGTATAAATGCAGGTATTGCTGTACCAGGATTAACAAAAGACTTTTCAGGAGCAAATGTTACTAATCCTCCTAGTATAGGATTGTACAACTATGTTTCAACCATTACAACTCCCACTGTATTAACACCAGCTCCTACATCTATAGGATCAACAACAGCATTTGTTAGTGGTAATGTAACTGCTACAGGTGGTGCTGCTGTATATAGAAGAGGACTTATGTATGGAACAACAGCTATTGCTGATACATTCTCAGGAACAAAGATTATTAATGCTGGAACAGGTGTTGGTACTTATGGAGCTACAATTATTGGCTTAACACCTAATACATCTTATAATGTTAGAGCATTTGCTTTAAACAGTGTAGGTGTAGCTTATGGTCCTAATGTAACGTTTAACACTATTCCTCAAGCATGTACATTCACATATAGTTCATGGAGTACATGTAATGGTACAGTACAAACAAGAAGCTATGTTGCTTCACCAGTGGGATGTTCAGGAGTTCCTCCTGCAGACAGTGTATCAAGACCTTGTTCTATTCCATGTACATCATTTACATATGGAGCTTGGGGAACATGCTCAGGAAACGTTCAAACAAGAACATATGTAGGTTCTCCTACTAATTGTACAGGAACACCTCCTGCTGATAGCACATCGAGAACTTGTACTAGTAGTAATCTTGTATTAACAGTCGTAAATGTTACAAACGCTACATGTACAAACAAATCAAATGGTTCTATAACAGTTGCTGCATCAGGTGGAACAGCTCCATACTATTATAGTCTCAACAGCACAACAAGCTACATTTTTAATCGTACAACTTTTACAGGTATAAAGGCAAGAACAACAAACATTATTAGAGTGAAAGACGCAAGAGGCGTTATTACATCTCAAAGTGTATATGTTGGTTCTACTTCAAGTAATACTTGTCGTTAAATATTTCTCGCTTTAAATCCCAAAGAGCCCTTACAGAAATGTAAGGGTTTTTTGTTAATTTTGTAAATTCTAAACTCACACAACAATGAGAAAACCAGAAAAAATCTATCAGGAAGACGAAAAAAAGAAATTCAATTATGACAAGCCTGAAGGATGGGATAAGAAACCTCCATTAATCAAAATAAAAGAATTCAAGCCTACATGGTGGCAAATCCTTAAGAATGGATTGAGTGGTGAAGACATGGAACCAAAATACTTCATGCGTTATGAAGGATGGATGCATGAATTAAAGGTTATATGCATGACTATATTTGTTGGAGCATGTTTAGCATCTATATTATTTAATTCTTCTCTTATAACAACATCTGCCATGAATGAGAAAGAGAATGAGAAAGAAACATGGTTTGATAAAGGATTAGATTATGTAATGGGTAGATATGATGAATGGAGAGGTGTAACACCAATTGTCAAACCTGACACTATATATCAAGTGGTGGTAAGAGATACAGTAATTCCTGCACCAGTACCACTAATGACTCAACAGGAACTAGATAGCATTATAGCTACATACAATCAAAGACTTGATTCAGCTAGACTTGCTGATTCAACATCATTTATACGCTAACATGGAAAAAGCAATAGTAAAATTCAATGGAGGTAATTTAGCCATGCTTTGTAGCAACTGCAGAGTGATTATAAAGACTGGCGTAGATTTCACAAAGGAAGAAATAGAATATACATTCTCCAAAGGAACTTACCTACCTCCACGATATTGTAAACAATGCAATAATGAGTTATTAGAGGAACAGGTTAATACTTAGCTCGTTCCCTTTAATAACACATTTATTCGTACGTAAAAGTGGGTAATTAACCACATTATACGAAGGAATGTTGAAAATAAACAACATTTTGCATAAGGTGTCGAAAAACAGCACCTGTCGCAAATATTTACTTTGTTTACGAAAACGTAAACAGATAAACGAAATAAACAACAAGGTACTATAAATACCAAAAATCAAATAAATATGGGACAAAAATCAAAAAACTACACAGTAAACTACACAGAAAACTACCCAGTAACTGTAGTTTACGAAAACGTAAACAGTTTAAAAAGGTAAACAAAATGGTACTATAAGTACCAATAATCAAATAAATTTAAACTTATGACATCAATAGAATATTTAGTTAATGTAGTACAATCCTGTATTGCACCTAACTACATACCAAAAGAAATAATTGAACAAGCCAAAGAAATGCATTATAAGGAACTAATGGAAAGTATGCAAAAAGGGATGGAATTGCAAGAGAAAGAAAATAATCGCATAGGATTTAGAGAAAGAAATGGTTTACTTCCCCAACAAGAAATATCAGATGAAGAAATAGAGAAGTTTGCAGATGAAGAACTTGGAACTATTAGAACAGATTTTGATTTTGGTGTTATTCAAGGAATGAAATGGTATAGAGAACAATTAAAACAAAGACAATGAGCAGAATAAAAGTGACATATGTAGCTATGGAAGCTGATGGACATAAGCCTATTGTAACAGCAGATAATTTCAATGATCTTAGAAAGGGATTGGATGAATATTATGCTGTAGATAGAACAGATGCTATGTGTCTGGGCTTTACACCATACGTAACTAAATATCCTGAAGATTATGAAGGACACTTTGGATACACTTGGACCATGATTAATCATGACATAAAAGAAACGATTGTAGACACTATAAAAGTGTATTGTGTGGAGTTTTTTCCAGTAACAAGATTAGATTAAAGAAAATTTTCCATTATGAATGTATTAATTTATGACATCGAGACCATGCAAGAACTATTTCTTGTGGGAATATATGATCCTGAGGAGGATGTATACAGAGAGTTTGAGATTAGCAAGAACAAAGATGAACTTTCTAAGTTTATTGACTTTACACAGCTATTTGGGCACTATTATTGGGTGGGATATAACAATCTACGATTTGACTCTCAAGTGTTAGAATGGATCTTTAGAAACTCTGAATCACTAGAACAACTTAGTCCTCTTGAAATCACTGCAAAGATTGCACAGAAAGCAGCAGATGTTATACATGATGCTAATTTTGAAGTGCTACCTGAGTATGCAGAAGATAAATTATCTTTGAAGCAAATAGATCTTTTCAAGATTAACCACTATGATAATAAGAATAGACGTGTTAGCCTAAAGAGATTAGAGTTTGAAATGGATCTTGAGAATATTGAAGAGATGCCTATACATCACAGTAAAATCAATATGACAGATGAAGAAATCCAACTTACTAAAGACTATTGCAGAAATGACGTTCTTGCTACTAGAGCTTTTTATAACATTACTATTGGTGATTGTGATCATCCTCTTTATCGTGGAAATAATCAGATCGAGCTAAGACAGGATATAGAAGCAGAGTTTGATATTCCTTGTATGAATTATTCTGATAGCAAGATTGGTGATGAGATGATTAAGAAGTATTATTGTATTGAGAAGAAGATAGACTACAAAGAACTACCAAAGAAAGGCTTCTTTAGAAAAGAGATTAAGCTGAAACATTGTGTTGCTCCATACATCAAGTTTGAAACTAAACAGCTCCAGGAATTCCTGAAGATGATTAATAACACTGTCCTTGGTCTACAGGATGATTTTAAAGAAACAATTAGATTTTATGACAACTCCTATACATTTGCAAAGGGTGGGCTTCATACAGAGAATACTCCTAGAGTATTTGAGGCTGATGAAGATTATCTTATTATTGATTGGGATGTTAGTTCGTATTATCCTGCAATTATTATTAATAATGGTCGTTACCCTCAGCACCTTGGTAAAGAGTTTCTACGTGGCTACAAACAAATGTTTGAGAAGAGACTAGAACTTAAACCCTTAGCTAAGAAAGATAAGAAGATCAAGGGTATAGTTGGTGCTCTCAAGCTTGCAGTTAATTCTGTGTATGGTAAGAGTTCTGATATGCAATCCTGGATTTATGACAGACAGCTCACAATGTTCACCACTATTACAGGTGAATTATCTTTGTTGATGCTTATTGAGCAATATGAGCTTAATGGTATCAAAGTGATATCTGCTAATACTGATGGTGTAACAATTATGGTAAAAATTTGTTACATAGACAAGATGCATGAGATCAATAAATGGTGGTCTGATGTAACACAATATGAGCTTGAGAGAACAGATTATCAAAAGATTATATTTTCTACTGTAAATGATTATCTTGCAATAAAAACAGATGGAGAAATTAAAAAGAAAGGAGATTTTCTCACAGATTTTGAACTTCATAAGAACAAATCCTCTAGAGTCGTGCCTATTGCTCTTGAACGTTACTATGTTCATGATGTTGATCCCTCTATTACTATTCGTAATCATGCTAATGTATATGATTTTTGCCTGAGACAGAAAGCTTCTAAAGATTTCCATTATGAAGGAATCAATAAAGCCACAGGTGAGAAAACAATATACAATAAACTGATACGTTATTATGTATCTAAAAAAGGTGAGAAACTCCTGAAGATAAAGAATGATGAATGTGATACTAATGCTGCTGACATCTCTCAGGTGGAAGCAGGTGAATGGGTGATGCATGTATGTAATCATCTTACACCAGATCATCCACTAGACAACATCAACTATGAGTATTACATAGAGAAAGCCAATAGAATCATTCACAAAATCCTATATGAAGGAAAGAAAAGAAAGGTCGTTGTTAACCCTAATCAAATAAGTTTATGGTAAAGTGCATTTGCGTTAATGATAAAAATCGTCCCAAAGAAATACCACCATCAAAGTGGATTAAAGAAGGAGATGAATATCATGTTATTTACACAGTTACTGTCCTTCCTCAGAAGCAATTAGCTTTTCATCTGGCAGAGATAAGTCTGGACGAGTGTTGTCTTCCTTATGAATACTTCCTCGCTAACAGATTTGCTTTTACAGAGGAGAATCTAAAGCTTCTGATGGAATTAATTAAGGATTGCAGTGAGACTGAATTCTCTATGGATGAATTATTAGAACAAACCTCAATAGAATATCATGATTAATTTAAATTACAAAACACTTGGTGGAGACATATTAGTCTTCAAAGGTAAAGACACTATGACTATACATAGAGGATCTTTAGGCATTCCTTGGGTAGTCAGTGTAGAGATTGATGGAGAACAAGGAGATATATACGATAAGAATTTTGTAAGCCCTTTCACTCAAGAAGAGGAAGATTACTTCACAGATCCATATAGATATAGTGAAATAGTTGGACCTAAATATTAATGTTATGAAAATAAATCGAGAGAACGTTGGTGATCATTTGGTAGAATACCAACTAGAAATGGTTGGTAAGACTATTGCTGAAGCCTACAAAACAGACAAATGGTACAGTGTATGGACCATGACAGATGAACAGCATAATGAATTCAAAGAGTATGCTATTCCTCTGCTTAAAAAAGTATATAAATGTAACAAGAAGAGAGCTGAAAGTATATTTGGCTGGTTTAATCTTCAATTTGGATTACGTATTGATAACTCTAAAACAACAAAAGATGCAGATTTACAAGATCTTGAGCTCTGATAAACTATCAGAGTACACATTTATTGTGTCAGACATTCCTGTTAGAAACTACAGGTTAATAGATTCAGATAATAAAGATGTCTTCTATGCTGAAGATAATGAAGATGGTATTAACTTTAATAAGAGGCTTGGAAAAGACTTTAATTATATTGATATTTCAGATCTTAAACTGTTTCTAGACCTGATAGATTATTTTGATAGTGGTGTATTTGAAACATTTAAAGTTTATCAACAAGTAACAGTATTATAATGGAATATTTAGTAGGAATAACAATTATTGTTTTATATGGAATATGTATGTATGGAATAATAGATGTTATTAAACAGATTAATCGAATGAAATAATGGAAAACCAAGGTAAAAAAGAGTCCCAGATGAAAGATTCTGGGACTTTTGCTTTTATAGCATTGATAATTATAAGTCTTATAATAATGATTTTAGCAGGAATATGTTCCTGATTTAACAATTTAAAACAAATAACAATGGGATCATGTTCATTTCAACAATCAGGCAGAGGAAAATCTGCACAACAAGTATTTACAAGATTACAAGATCAAGCAATTAGTGAGTATGGTTATGATTCATACAATGGAACCATCAGCACAGTTCCAGGATTCAGAGACATTACTGATGAATGGAAGAAAAGCAAGAAAGATCTTGATAGATTCATTGATGAAAAGCTTGAGGATGGAAACAAGTATGATTGTTTTGCTATATGCACACATCAACCTGTACAAAACAAGAACAAGACAAAATCTCAAGTGGAACATATTGTAACTCCTGGTACAAAGAAGTGGGTGTTGAAGTATGTTGTGTATGATTTTGATAGACAAATAGGAGCTTGTAGCACAAAAGGTGATGCTGTTAAAGTTGCTAGAGAGTATACAGAAAAGACACTCAAACGTACAAGTATTTCTATGGAGAAGAAGCTTGAGAAAGGTTCTAATGAAGTGGCTAGAATTACATACAAAGCTTCTACAACAGAGAAAGATGGTGAATGGATTTTCTTTGGATATGCGTCTGAATAATAAAAATAAATATGTATGATACATCAAGATTACGAGCATGAGGCTCAGAGAGATTTCATATATTTGCAAGAAGAGCTTGATCTCCTCAAGCAAGAGCTTCGTGAAGAAGCTATTATATACTCCTCATTAGAAAAAATCTCAAACCATGCAGATAAACAAGTGGCAGAAATTTGCAGACTTACACCAGAAGGGTTACAATTTGGATCAGATGTTCCTGCTGAGCCAAGTTAGTTGTGGCAACGATGTTAAATCCTTTGTTAAAGCATCTCTTAAACTAGAGGTGCTTTATCATGGGTTATATAGAAAGGGACTTATAACAGAAGAGGGTGGTATTACCCTATTAGGCAAATCTATGCTTGACTTTCTGAAGGAAGAATCTGTAACAAAGATTGAGAAGATCAAAATTCCTGATTCTTGTTTTGATGATTGGTGGAAAGCCTATCCAGGTACAGACACCTTTACACATAAGAACAAGAAGTTTGCAGGCTCAAGAAGTCTTAGACAGAAGAAAGAAGAATGCAAAGCTAAGTTTAACAAAATCCTTGAAGAAGGTACATATACATGTGATGAACTTATTGCTGCTCTTGACTTTGAGGTGAAACAGAAGAAAGAAAACTCTGTTAAATCAGCAGTGAACAGAATGATGTACATGCAAAACTCTCTCACGTATTTAAACCAAAGAACATTTGAATCCTTTATAGAGCTCCTTAGAGAAGGAGGCACTGTAGAAGATTCACCTAGTGTAGCAGGAGGTACAGACATATGACATCAAAAGAAAAAGCAAAAGAGCTATATCTTAAATTTCACTTTGCAATACCAGCAATCGCAGATGAAGGACAACAAGGTCAGAATTCTGCTAAAGAATGTGCATTAATAGCTGTAGATGAAATATTAGATAACTGCTATGAAGTGATGAAACCCTTTTGGTTAGAAGTAAAACAAGAAATAGAAAGCCTATGAGTTTTGAACATTTAAAGAACGAAGTACAATTGGGTATGGATGGTAGGAACAATGGTATTCCTATGGGCTTTGATAGACTGAATAGATATGTAGGTCTGAGGAAGAGTATGTATTTCTTGATAGGTGGTAACACAGGTTCAGGTAAGACATCCTTCATAGATGATGCATTTGTTTTGAATCCTTTTGACTGGTATATCATGCAAAAAGACCCAAAAATCAAGTTATGCATAATATATCGTTCAATGGAGAGGTCTAGAACATACAAACTTGCTAAATGGGTGTCTCGTAAAATCTTCTTTGATCAGGGTATTATCATTCCTGTTCCTAAGCTATTGGGTTGGACAGAAAGAATGACAAAAGATGAGCATGATCTGTTTCTTATGTATGAAGATTACATGAATACAATATCTGATGTTATTACAATCATTGATGGTCCAGAGAATCCTATTGGTATAGCTAAGGAAATCAAGGCGCATGCTATGAAGAATGGGCGCATTGAGCAACTTGATGAGTATAACAAGATTTATGTTCCTAATGATGAGAACACTGTAACAATTGTTGTTATAGATCACGTTGGTCTATTGAAGACAACAAAGGATCAACCCACTAAGAAGGAAGCTATTGACAAGATGAGTGATGAGCTCAGATATGCTAGAGACTTCTATGGATATACACCTGTTGTTGTCAGTCAGTTCAATAGGTCTATCTCCAATCCTATAAGAATTAAAAATGGAGATGTAGAACCTCAATTAGAGGATTTTGCAGATAGTTCCCAAACTCAAAATGATGCTGATGTAGTTTTAGCGTTATTTGATCCTATGAGATACAAAGTACCAGATCCTTCAGGTTATGACACCACTAAGATGATAGATCAA